AATTGCGTCGTAGAGCGGGTGCGGAGGCTCGCGGTCCGTGTCGATGTCAGGATAGACATTGAATAGCTTACAGAAAGCTATCTCGCCGCAGATGCCCTCCAGATCCACCGTCGAAGCGTCCTCTGGGCTAATCTTCAAGTTCGTCAGATTGAAATGACGATTATTGCCGGAACGATTCTTAGCCACAAAGTGGGCCAACTTCCTCTCAGCTTGATTGAGAGAAATAACTTGACCAATTTTAATTTTACTTAACATGGTCAAAAAGACGGAAAATTTTTGAGGGGGGTATCGTAAACGAAGCCGTCCCCAAAAGGGGGTGCCCTACTTTGCCTCACAAAGTGTGCCAATCCTAGGAAAAAAAATCCTTTTGTTCCATTAGATTATCTAATCCTGAACATAAGTTTCTACGTGTTGCACAAACACTGTTATCTTCACTTCGAGACGACGACTTCTGCGAATCTATCTGGCATCGAACCAAGGAGATTAATCGACACGCTGGTCGCTTCTCCAGCTTCACTCCATCCGAACACAAGCGCGCTCCGCTTGGCTACGCTGTTCAGTATCGTCTCGCGAGTTGCCTCGTCCTTGATGCCATCTAGATCATAAGAGTCAACGCGCTCAAGCGTAGAAGCCGCGTCGGCCGCGAGCTTAGAACGCACTAAAGCCGATAGACTTTCTAGGGATTGAGTTTCTTTAGTGGAAACTATGTCACGCATTCCCTTTCTGAACTTCGTCCAGTCGTCCCGTGAAGCTTTGGACTGTAGAGTTGACTGAACTATTCCCGTTTCGCTTGAAATCGCTTTCCATGACTTTCCCGCCAAATACAAAGCCTTCGCCTTTTCCCATGCCTTCCCTTTCATGCCAAGTACCTTGCAAGCCTAGGTACTCTTTCGCAAGGCGAGTTTTCCCCCTTCATTCCCCTTCACCAGTCGCTTTCCTAGAATTTATTTCCCCCCCCATTTCCCCCAATGAAATCAGCCCTTTTCACTCTTTCTCAAAAGAAAAGACAAGATTTATTTTGACTCTCTCCCCTCTCTCCCCTAGTCTGTACCCGTGAAAGAAAAGCAAGCCGTTCGGCAAGTCCTGATTCAAGCGGAAAGCGCAGCAAAGTCCGGTGACTTGAAGCAAGTTGAAAAGCTTTTGAAGCAAGCCCATTCGATTCGTTCCAAAGCCGGTCTACCTAAGCTTTCCGATATCGGCCTGTCGTTCGAATACTTTTAATCCCATGCGCCGCATCACCATCAAACGACTCCTCATTGCAGCCGCAATCATCTCTCTCGTCCTAATCCAAGCATATCTAGAAACGACACTCGGCTTCACTCCAAACCACTAAACAAATCCCATGACCTACACTTTCGAAGTCTTTGAAAAGCTTCTCAACCGAAACTTTACTATTCGAATGGATTTCAAATCCGATTCTGATTTCAGACTTTACGTTTACTCCATGTATTCCGGCAATTGGAAGCTGATTTCAAAGCTTTGAATCCTGAACCACTGGCCTTCGGCAACGGAGGCCAGTATTCAGCGTTCAAACTCAATCAAATCAAATCCCATGAAAGTCCTTGAATTTATCCGCCTCCGTTCCTTTGAAGATCCTTTCGTCATGGACGGTGAAAAGTGGCAATTCGTCACCGTCAAACGCGCCGACGGGGCAGAGGATATTGGAGTCTATCGCTTTGCGACGGACCTTTGCCATGACTACGCGGACTTTCGCGCCCTCTTTAACTTAGCCTGATTCCCCGCGTTTCCCTTCGGGCAACTGAAGGGAATAGCGGCGAATTAAAGCCGACCAAATCCAAATCAAATCCCATGAAGCCAATCCTCTACCTCGCGCCACAATCTAAAGTCCGCCGAACCTTTCCCCGCGCAAATGAATCCGCGCATTATGTCACCGGCAATTCACCGGAGCCTGTAGTCAAGTGGTATGGTTCAGTCAAACCCGGCGAAGTTCACGTTGACCTTTTCAACGGAGAAAACCTTACCGTTCAAACCGGCAAGGGATACTTGCTAGGAATCCATGAAGTCGAAACTCGCGCTTAATCCCATCCCATCCCATCCCATGATCCTAATATCCCGCACTTTCGAAGTCATAACGCCGGAATCCGCAGAGGAAGGCGAATCCGCAGAATCCGGTTTTCTATCCGAAGGCGAAGCCGTGACTTTCCGCGAGCTAGTCTCTCTTATGCGCGATCATCCCATCCCATCATCAAGTCCTTGCTCCGGTTCCCAATGGGATTGGCTTTCATCCCATTCCGAAACGGACTATCGCGATTGCTCTAACCGGACGGAATCCTTGCACCTAGACCAGTCAAATCATCCGCGCACGCTGAAATACTGGCGCAAGGCAATGATTGCTGCCGGAATCATCCGCAGGAAATGACTCCCCGCGAGAGTCTATCGGCAACGGTAGCCTCCGGCGGTGAATCATCCCGATTCCCGATTCAAAAAATCCAATCCCATGCAAGCAATCCAAACAAAATTCCTGTCAGCTACCGATTCAAAAGGCTCCCGCATCAAAGCAAAATGCGCTCGCGGCTCCATCACCATTCCACTGGACTATGGTTTAAGCGGTGACGATATCCATCGTGCGGCGGTGATGGCACTGGTCCTCCGTTTTCTTGACGAAGACGAATCGAAAGGCACGCCCCGCGAGACTAACTTTTGGAACCGCTCCTTTGTCAGCGGTTCACTTCCTGACGGTTCAATGGCGCATATCTTCACCGCTTAATCTATCCCCGCGCATCCAATGAAAATCACCGCAATCTTCCGCGATTTGTCCGATGAATTCTGGAATGGCTTTGGAGATTCAGTCCCTGCCTTTCTCAATCTTTCACCACTGGCGCAATTCGAACGCGCACAACATCTCGCGCATGAAATGCCGCGCAATGTCTCGGTGAAAATCGGAAACGGCTCTTTCCGTGACAAGGTAGAATGGAATCAGGCCATGCGCGACGCGACGCGAAAGGAGCGAATGACGGCCAAGATTGAGCCGCGCAAAGGATATCGTCTGATTACCTTCGACATTTAACCCATTCCCCGCGCATCCAATGAAATACTACGTCATGCAAACCGCGCTTTCTAGCGGCTCCAAACCTCAGCTTGTCCACTGGTCAAAAACCGAATCGGACGCAGTCGCCTACGCGCAAAGTCAACTCGACCTTTGGCGCGAGGTGGGCGTTGCAAATCCCCCGCGTTATGAGGTCCATTATAGCGGCCTACGCGGCTCCGCCCTCTGGTCTAGTCTCGACTGAATGACCTATCCTACGCGCCTTATTCGAAAGAGTAGGGCGAAAGGGTAGGCCATTCTATCCGCAACAAACCAAAAGCATTCAATGAAAACCGTCTCAATTAAACTGGCGAACTACGCCAGTGCCATGAACTGCAACATTTTACCCGACAACGCCGGGGACTTGTGCCTTCTCGAAAGGTATCGAGACGACGAAGGAAAGACGATAGTTCGCCTTCAGCCGCATCCCGGCGACTACCATGCGGAAGAGAAATGGTTGGAAGGGATAGCCTCCGGCGAAGCTGCAAAAATGATCCTCTGAAATCCAATGAAATACACTCTTCACGACACATTTAACGGCGGAACCGTCTCGCGCCATCGTTCCATCGAAGCCGCAGTCCGCGCATCCTATCGTTTCTCGCGTGCGGTTAAGCGAGCGAACGGAAAAAACTCATTTATCACGACCGAAATTCGTTGCGACGGTAAGCGACTGGATGAAAACCAGCAGGAAGCCGCGCAGGGAATCCAATGGGCAATCGAAACCGGAACCCTACGCGCCTGAACCAATGAAAACCCACACTCCCGGCCCTTGGTTTGTCGTTCCCGATCCGCAATGGGAAGGCAAACATCCGAATCACGCGAGCCGCTGCATCTGCAACGTACCTCAATTCGCGGAGGTTCATCCGCCAACGGAAGGCGAAAACGGCGAATGGCACGTTTTCCATGACCAGCACGGGAAAACCGTCTGTCTTATGACCGACACTCTGGAAATAACGGCCAACGCTCGCCTAATCGCCTCCGCCCCCGATCTTCTCTCCGCCCTCGAACGCCTCGCGCATCCGATGGCCGACGACGACGATCTGGACCACGCTCGCGCCATCATCGCCAAAGCGAAAGGACAACTGTGAAAGTTTACTGGACCGCTTTTTACGGTCGAAGCGAGTACACGTTCCAAGGTCGCAACGCCAAACGCGACGCGCATCGACTGGTCA